CTTGCGGCCAATGGCCAGCGGGACACAGAGGCTTACGCTAAATTGCAGGCAAAGGCAATCGAGCTAAAGCAAAACATGAGAAACCTCGGCAAAGAGTTAGCCGTATTGTCAAGCCCAGGTACTGGATTCCAAGCCGTGGCATCCGGTATGTCGGCTGCTACTGGAGTAATGGCCGCGCTCAACGGTGCGATTGGTTTGTTTGGGGATAAGTCTGAAAACCTCAATGAGATTATGCAGCGAACCCAGTCACTTATGGCCATCACCATCGGGCTTCAACAGGTTTCAATCACTGTCAGTAAGCAAGGCGCGGTTATGATTGGCATTGAGGCCATTCAAAGAGCTGCGGCTGCAAAGGCGGCACAAATGCAGGCGCGGGGTACGATGATGGCCACGGCTGCGCAAAAGGCGTTCAATGTAGTGGCCAAGGCCAACCCTTATGTGCTTTTGGCAACGGCAATCCTCACAGTGGTTGGGGCCATTGCCGCTTTTGCGCTTGGAGCCAAAGAAGCCACCGAGGAAGAAAAGCGGCTGAATGCTGAAATGGAAAAGTCCAGACAGATTGAGGCCAACTTCAACAGGACGGTTCAAGAGGGTGCAGCGAAACTGATTGCCTCATACAAATCCTTGCAGATTCAATGGCAAAGGCTTTCACAAACGAGTGAGAAAACCAAATGGCTTGATGAAAACAAGACGAAGTTCAACGAGCTTGGGCTTGCGGTCAACAGTGTGGATGATGCTGAAAAGGTGTTGGTGCAAAACACCGATTCCATCATCAAGGCTTTTGAATTGAGGGCAAAGGCGGCGGCTTACATGGATATGGCCATCGAGGGTTACAAGGCGGCAATCGAAAGGCAGCAACTCCTTGAAAAGAACATGAAAAAAGCTGGCGATGTCGTCTTGGGCGGGAATCACTCAACGAAGACGGGTGAGGAATACCTTGACAGGAATGGCGTTTGGAGATACACCCAAAAAGGTGCTGACACCTTCAATGCCATATTCAATAACGACAAACAAGTTCAGCAGCTGACAAAGAAATCGGAAGATTACATCAAGAAACAAGTTGAGCTTGAACAGGAAGCGGCTGACCTTATCGCTGGCCTTGGATTGTCAATAGTGGAGACCACGAAAGAGACCAACGATGAACGCCTCAAGTTGGAAAAGCTGTATCTTGAAGAATTGCGCAAGGCAGAGGATTTGGAATATGCCAACAAAGAAGATACGATTGAAAACCGCATTGAGAGAATCAATGTCGTTTACCAGCGCAAGATTGACGATACGGAGGCATTAAGGGACAATGCCCTGACCGATGAGTTGAAAGCCCTATACACCCGCCAGATTGAAGCCATTATGAAAGCCCGTGAAAAGGCAATCGAAACGGAGTATGCCAAAGAAGCCGATGCGCATAGGGAATTGATTGCCGAAATACTTGGCGACTACATGACCTACAACGCAAAGCGTGAGGCCATCACCAAAAAGTATCAGGATGACATTGAGACGATGCGCAAAGAAGCCGATACCCTTCCCGAAAACAGCAAAGAGCGGCTTGCATTGGAAGAGGCTATTGCAGAGGCTGAGAGGCGACAGGGTGAAGAATTGCTGAACCTTGATGTCGAATATGGCCACTTGAACGAGTTGATAGCAAAGAGAGAGGAACTGGAAAAGAAGATTCTTGTCACAACTGATAAGATTGCCGCTGCCCAGAGCGATGCGGAGAGGGACGCATTGGTGGCCGAAATGAAGCATTTGCGTGAGGAACTGAAAAAGGTCAACAAAGAGATTGAGGAAATGAGTGAGGGATTGGAGGAATCGGGCGATGCCGTTGAAGGATTCCTTTCCTCATCGAACTATGGCCAAGTCATTGAAGCCGTTGGCAAACTGATTGAAAGTCTCGAACTATGCGGTGTGACATCGAAAGATACTTCAAGCCAAATATCCGACATGTTCAGTTTAGCCCAAAGCGCGGTCAAAGGCTATATGAGTGGTGGAGCATTCGGCATGTTCCTGTCACTACTGAATACGGGCTTGGATATTGCTAACAGGGCTGCGGCTGAGGCACAAAAGGCAAAGAAGATAATGAACGATATGATTATCCTCTTTGAGCAACTGAACCTGCAACTATACAGCCATAACACCATTTTTGGCGATGACTGGTTTCACCGAGGATTGGAACGGGAATGGTCCTGACATCAATTTGGGCGGTCATGACCTTGAAATGCTTGCGCAAAGATGGGGCACACGATTGATGTATGGCGATGTGTATAACACAGAGTTCCTGAAACAATTCCTTGAACAATACGGGGATGATCTATCAGAGCAAGAAAGGATATTCCTGAACCACCTCATCAATTATAGTGAGACATACAAGGATGACATGGAAGCCATTGCATCCTACCTTACAAGTCTTTTCGGTGATGTGGCTGACACCATTGCAGACCAAATGATTGATAGCTTCATGGAAACTGGACAGGCGGCAATGGATATGGGGTCTATCGTGTCGGACATCACAGAAGGTTATCAGCAATGGGCAGAGGAAATTATGCTTTACGAAGACCCTAACGACAGAGCGGCTGCATTCTATGATATGTTACTTCACATGGCAGACCAAATCAATAACGATGTATTGCCAGACGCGCAAGCCTTCCTTGAAGCGTGGTCGGCTGTGTTTGGCGACACCGTTCAAGACGATTTGGCAATGACGGGCAATTTGCTCCAGACTGCAACACAGGATAGCGTGTCATTGCTCAATGGCCAACTGAATGCCATGCGTGCCTATCAGGGTCGGATGGAGGGGATGATGGCACAGGTGCTGTTGTCGTTGGCGAACATCAATCAGGACATGAACGATGGTTTTAGCCAGTCAATTTCGCACCTGCGAGACATCAGTTACAACACTTCGGAGCATGGCACCATTTTGAGGGCTTTTGGGGTCGGATAAAGGCCGAAAATGAAACAAGCAAAACGCGCTGCGGGTCGGCTGTGCGATTTTCGGCAACCGAAAAGCAAGCGGAGCAAAGGAAAGCGATAAAAACAGCCCTACGAGGCTAAAAACAAGGTAGAAATCAAAAATATAAGTTATTGAATAACATTGATTTAAGTAGTGAAAGTGGACAAAAGGGCGATTTTTGCGGCTGCGAGGTTTTTGAAAACGAAATGCACAATCTATCAGCCAAAGACCGAAACGCCCTAAAACGCATGAAAAAGGCATTAAAACGAATTTGGATATTTTCATAACAAACTAATACATAAGGCATTATGTTACGATATACGATAGCAACGGGGCAACCAGAAACCGACATTCTTAGCGAATACGGTGTGCATGTGAGCGGGTCAACGGGTCTGCTTGGTCGTCCCGACTTCAAGAATCAGACGAAGTTCGACTGGACCTATCTGCATGGCGAATGGGTTGACATCAAGCAGAGGCGATACAAGCAACGGGAGATAAAGTTGAAATGTTGGGTCAGGGCAACCAGTGAGCAAAACGCCATCAATAAGATGAACGCCTTCATGAAGGCTTTCGACACGAACAAGCTAATAAGGCTTCACATCGACTTCGTGGAACATAGCGGGAACATGGCACCCGTCTATCAAGGTGCAAAAGGATTGTTCTATCTTGTGTACTTGTCGAAACATGACCAGCCAAAATACAAGTGGAGAAACAGCACCCAAATCATCAGTTTTGAAATCACCCTTACGGAGCCTTCGCCTGTGAAGCGTGTGTATGAGATTTCGGGCACCGATGTCGGAACAGTTACGATAGCCTACACCAGTGAATCGGAGTTTGACATTCATTGGGGCGATGGCGATGTGGAATATGATTGCCTTGGCACGGGTGATGTGAATCACACATACGATTCCGCTGCGAGGCACTTAATCATCATTACTGGTGTGATTAGCGACATTTCGGCAATGGAGCTTCGTACAAGCACTCCTGAGATTACGATAACACAAATCTACGATGAGATATGATACAGTTATACAGGGCGGGGCATCCCGCATTCAAACTTGACAGCCGCAATCCATTGAACCTGCGGTGTGTGACAAAGGCGCAAATGGAGCGCAAGGCCATGGAACAAGATGCCGTGGCCATTACTCTTTTTGCGGTCTCTCCATGTGAGTTCGGCTATCGTGACTACATCATCGTGGACGATAGGCCGTATTTCCTCAATATTTTGCCCAAAGTGACGAAAGAAGATAGGAGGCGTTTCTATTATGACTTGACCTTTGAGGGTGGAATGTACGAGCTTGGCCGTGTGTTCTACGCCATGACCGACCTTCACGGCTGGGACTACACTGGTGGACTTTACAACTTCTGCAGTCTTGTTGTCAATGAAATGAATCGCAGTAGTCTTGTCATCAAGGATTCAGATAACAGGGTGCTTCGCTATTCAGGCCGCATGATAGGCGGTTTGTACTATTGGTACAATGTAAATACCAGCGACACTGAAAGTTACTTTACAAATCGTTTGATTCCGCTCGTTGGTGACGATGTAATGCCTGGGGAGTGGAGTCCTGGCGATGAGGGTTATCCACGGGTAACGCAAGTGGGCGGCGCGTGGGAGCTTGACTTCGAGACAGAATCAGGGAAGCCCATCGAAACAGATGAAAAGATGCTTACCTATGACAATCACACCTGCCTTGCCGTGATGAACGAACTTGTTTCAGAGTGGGGAGATTGGGAGTTTGCCGTTGATTGTAGGTCGACCGATTTGTGTTTCATAGACCTTACATCTGATATTCAATGCGGGGGTAGGATTATTGTGAGGCGCAAGTCAACGGGCATTTTCATCAATGGAGTGAACACCAACCATTTGAACATGTCATTCGGTAAGAAGGGTGGATTGTCGAAGATTACAAGGGAATATCCAGACGGGATTCCCAGCCGCATCTATTTCTATGGAGGCACACGGAACCTACCCTATTCCTATCGAAACACGCGCCTTTGCTTGCCGACAAAAAGCAAGGAGAAAAGTTATATGGATTTGGGTGTGTCAGAGAACATCCCTTGCGAGGTGGTGAAAATCTATGACGACATTTATCCCGCCTGCAAGCCGTTCTCGTTATTGATAAACGGGTCAATGATGCCAAATGACAATTCCCACTTCATCATCACTGTACGGATGGAGAGTTTCTTCAACCTCTTTGCACGGTGGCACGACCCAGACGACCCGACACCATACAACTATGGCAGCTATGCAGAATGGCTGCTAATGCACGGCACGGATAACGCCACACTCAACCGCCAACGCTATCTTCAATACTATTATGGTCCGCAAAACCAGCAACAAGCTGGATTCCCGAAAAGCTGTTACCTCACAACAGATGGCGTAAGAATTACATTCCAGACTGGAAATCTCGCTGGCCACTCCTTCAAAGTGACTGACTTTGAAACATTGAGCGAAGACCATGAATATCAACTGACACTTGCTTGCGAGGGTAACGAAAGCATGTTCCCCAATGAGCCGATTATGTATTTCCCAAACAACGATGTGATGTGCCATGTCGGTGACAAATTCATCGTTGAGGATTGCCTTATGCCAGCATCGTATGTGTATGGGAACTTCGGGAGTGGTGAGTATGCGGCTGAAACTTTGCTTGAAAACGAGGCCAAAAAGTATATTGATGAATTGGCATCGCTGATTAAGGTCGGAGTGGAAATCAGTCAGGAATTTGTAGATAACCATAACGCGGTGTTCCGTCTGTATGACGGCATGGAAATACAAGACAATGACCTTGACCTTCCAAAGCTGAACTTCAAGGTGCGGCGCGTGGTGTATGACCTTTTGGCCAACTCCTACAATGTGGAGATTGACGATGGCAAAGGCAGAAACCCGTGGGCTGCAATATCGCAATACATTCAACAATTAACCGACAAAACGAAATGACGCCATGAGTTGTAAATGTTGTAACGGAAATGTGAAACTGATTTTCCAACAGGGCAACAATGTTCTGTTGGAATTGACCTATTCAGAGGATGATGTTGTCACCAACATCGAACAAGGCTTTGACCTGATATGCGGCATCTATGATGTCTATGGCAAACGGGTTTACAGTTGTAAATTGTCTGACAATACCGACCTAACGAGAATCGACACGGGCGTTTACTATCTCAAGCTCGGCCATGAACTGACAGTGGAATGGCTTGGCGAGTTCACCGTAGAACTGACGCTGGTTGACGGTTCTGGAAACGAGGTGCAAGTAAGCCATGCAGACGAACTTGTGACCATAATTTTTGAACCACGAAAGAACAACAATCTGATTGATTAGCCATGAGTAAACGAAAGATACAGATTAGGGCCATCGAAAGCACCCTTGAACTGGATGTGTCGAAATTGGAATCAGCCTTGAAGATTGTGGTCAACTTCGGCAGTGGAATCTATGGTGAGCCATCGAAGGAAATCATCATCAACGATGAGCAACTTGCCGAAAGGTTTGTCACATTGAGCCAAGAGGCTTACGATGCACTACCAGAGAAAGACCCACGGACTTACTATTTCACCTATGAGGATTGAGCCATGTTGTACAAAGACGAGAGAGAGATAGTGGCCATTAACAAGTGGCATCACGCCATTCAAGCCGTGTACAGAGGTGCAAGGCTCGTATGGATAGCCGTGCGTTCCTGTTTTGGCAGCGGAGTATGGATTGACGAAAAGCCTTGGCTTGATGATGAGCCATGGAGAGACTAACCCATTAAATATCAATTATATGGCAAGAGAGATTATAGACGAACCAATTGAAAGGCTTGACCAACCATGGGAAAATTACAAGGGTCAGCGTGTCAGGGAGTTCATTCAGGGCAAACTGACAGAGCATGAAACGGACATCAACGAACTAAACGATGGACTTCAAACCATTAATAGTGAGGCTATTGCAGATGTTGAGCAAGGCGATGTGAACCAAGAAAACCACACCATGCCGATTAACTTCTACAAAGCCAATGACCCAGACCACGAAAACCCTCAAACCATCAACATACCAGTTCCACAAGAGGCTGGTGTAGTGACCTATCCGAAAGTGACCGTGACGCTTGACACCGAATCCACGGTGAAGCTCGGTGACGAAATCAGGGTGCGGTGGAGATATGAGTACATCATTTCAGAAAACGGTAGCCAGTCCACGCAGGACACACCTGCGCAGACAGTTACCATCCGCGCAACGCAGGGGTCGCAGTTGCTCTATCAGGACATCAAGTCCAATGTGGCCAATGAGCATGAGGAAGTTCTTACACTTGGCAGCGACATTGTAACCAGCGCGGGCAATGTGAGGGTTGAGGTCGTGGCTGTCGTTGACAATGACGGTGAGGAACAAACCGCAAGGGCATCAAGGACCACAACGGTAGTCACGATGAACCTTTCTACCTCATTCAGCCCTGCAACCCAACTGGCAATCAGCAACGGCATCACGGATGGGCAAACCATTTCCATCCCCTACAATTTCACAGTCCCGAACAATACGACCCTGCGCATCTACATTGACGGTGGAGAGCCTATTACAAGCACCATCAGTGGCACTGGCAGAAACTTTGTCACATTGCAGGCTTCCGAACTTACGGCTGGCAGGCACAATGTCCAGATGATAGCGGAGAATAACGGTCTTTTGAGTGATGCGGTTATTGTGGATTTCCTGAAAGCTGGAAGCACGGACGACTACATCGGATTGCGCCTCGCTGTGGCCATTGAAGACATAGAAGCCATGCCGCTGTCATACGACTACGGGCAATCTGCATTGCCATTGAAGGTAGTGCAGTTTGGCAGTGTCAGTCTGGACTTCGCGGCTTGGCAGTCGGCCTCTACTATGGCCGATGTGCGTGTCTATGTGGACGGGGGCGAAACACCGACACAGATATTATCCGTTGACAGGTCATTACAGACCCTCTCACAGCGTTTTGACACATCGGGCGAACACTCTATGACAATCGAGGTTGGAACGGCTGTAATGGGCTTTTCTGTAAGCGTACAGGCGGCTTCTGGAGTGACAGAGACAGAGACAGCGGGATATTTGGTCAAGTTGTCTGCAAACGGGCGCACGAATAACGAAGCACATCCCGCTAATTGGGGTGACATCACCACTTTCAACGGTGTGAACTGGAACACCAACGGTTGGATTACGGATTCGTATGGCGTGACCTCGCTGTTACTGACCAATGGAGCGACAGCCGCAATCGACATCAAGCCGTTCATCATTGACGGTGATTATAGCATCCAGCTTGCGGGCTTTGCAATAGGAATGAAGCTGAAAGTCAGTCAGGTTATGGAGCGCGGTGCAACCGTAATGCGTTGCCTTTATGACAATGGCGGCGAGGGCTACCCGTTGGGAATACAAGTGACCACCGAAAAGGCCGCGATGTTGTTTGGCGGCGTTGAGGAAGTCAAGACAGCCGATAAGATGACCGACAGCAACGGAAACTACATCA